GTGAGAACTTGGTTGTTTTTGTTTTCACCCGTTCCCTACTCTATTTTTTTCTTTATTATTGCGAAAATAGGTAATATTTGCCTTGTTTTACCTGCAATTATTCCGAAAAATAAATCTTCCAACTTGGAAAGAGGTTGGAAGATTTATTTTTTAAAACGCTCCAACTTTGCGGCAAATCAATTAGTTAGCAAAATGGAGATAATAACATTCGAGTCAAAAGCCTATAAGGAATTAGACAACAAGATTACCGCTATTGCGGATTACATTTTCAACCGCATGGAAGCGGAAAGCACCAATGAAGATGAAATTTGGGTGGATAGTTACGAGGTCTGCACATTTTTAAAAATCAGTGAAAAGACACTCCAACGTCTGCGAGTGGCTGGAACTATTGCCTACTCCAATATTCGGGGGCGTTACTTTTACAAAATCAGTGAAGTAAAACGGATGTTGGAAGAACGTCTAATAAGAAGTAATAAAGAAAACATTCAAGACCTGATAACCAACCACCAGCTATATGTTAAGGAAAGAAGAAATCTTAGAAAGGACAAGTAACGGGCTATCCGTATTCAAGCATTACATATCCGGTAATTGGCGGATAGGTCGTAATTTCTTAAACCCACTTTACGAGGATAATAAAGCGTCTTGTAACATCTATTTCGACCGCCGAAGTGGTATCTATAAAATGAAAGACTTCGGTAACGACAGTTATAGCGGTGATTGTTTCTTTTTCGTAGGACGACTTAAAGGGCTGGACTGCAATAATTCAATGGATTTTGTGGAAATATTGGAAACCATAGACCGGGATTTAGGATTAGGACTTGCAACAGGTAATCCGATACCAGTTACCCGTACATCTTCCCATATAATAAATGATATGCCGGAAGAAACATCTGACAAGGAAAGCAAACCTTACCAGTTCAGAGAACAGAAATTCCCGCTTGCCGAATTGATGTACTGGCAACAGTACGGCATCACACCGGAAGTGTTGGAACTCTACAAGGTATGTTCCTTACGGGATTTCCAGAGCGTAACGGCGGATGGGACACCGTTCACTTATACTTCATCCGTAACAGAACCGATGTACGGGTATAAGAACAAACGGTACATAAAATTGTATCGTCCGTTCTCGAAAACCCGTTTCCTATATGGTGGCAATTTCGGAGAAAACTATTGTTTCGGATTGGAGCAACTGCCCGCAAAGGGTGATACCCTGTTTATTACGGGCGGAGAAAAAGATGTCATGTCATTGGCGGCACATGGTTTTCATGCAATCTGCTTCAACAGTGAAACGGTGACTATCCCACCTACATTGATTTATAAACTGACATTCCGTTTTAAGCATATCATCTTGTTATATGATACCGATAAGACGGGCAAGGAAAGCGCACGTAAACAGGAAAAGCAGTTGGAAGAATTGGGGGTAAAACGTTTGCTCCTACCGCTTTCCGGTACAAAAGAGGAAAAGGATATTTCCGATTATTTCAAGGCAGGGAATACCCGTGAAGATTTCCTGAAATTGTTTATCGAATTTTTAGATAACCTATATAGTGATACATTGATTATGCTTAAATCGTGCGAAATAGACTTCAATAATCCTCCGGCAAAAGCACAGGTTATAATTTCTGCCGGAGATGTTCCATTGGGAACACAAGGAAACCTGTTTGGTATTACAGGCGGCGAGGGAACAGGAAAGAGTAATTATATAGCTGCCATGTTAGCGGGCTGTATCTGCCAACCGGATAAGGAAATAGATACGCTCGGCATACAGATAGCCGCCAACAATAAACACAAAGCGGTATTGCTCTATGATACGGAACAGTCCGAAGTACAACTGTTCAAGAATGTAAGTAACCTACTGGCACGTGCCAAGCAACCGAACAAACCGGAAGAACTGAAAGCATTTTGTCTGACGGGTATGTCCCGAAAAGAACGACTGCACGCTATTGTTCAAAGCATGGATAAGTTTTATTACCAGTACGGGGGCATACAATTAGTTGTGATAGATGGCATTGCTGACCTTGTAAAAAGTGCTAATGATGAAGTGGAAAGTGTGGCGGTTATAGATGAACTGTACCGATTGGCAGGAATTTATAATACCTGTATTCTCTGCGTACTGCATTTCGTACCCAGTGGTTTGAAGTTACGGGGACATTTAGGCTCGGAATTACAGCGTAAAGCAGCAACAATTCTTTCCATCGAAAAGGACGAAGAACCCACACAATCGGTGGTAAAAGCACTGAAAGTAAGGGATGGCAGCCCATTGGACGTTCCTTTGATGCTGTTCGCATGGGATAAAGCAGCCGGGATGCACCTTTATAAAGGAGAAAAGCCACGAGAGGAAAAAGAGAAGCGTAAGGAAAAGGAACTGGTCGGGGTTGCACGTGAGGTGTTCGGCAGACAGGAACATATAACCTACATAGACCTGTGCGAACAGATACAGCAGATTTTGGACGTGAAAGAACGTACCGCAAAAAGCTATATCCGCTTTATGCGGGAACGGGACATCATACTCAAAGACCCGTCCAACCAAAGTTATTTTATGATTGGTACAATTTAATCAGACAGCCTTATGTATATAGATAAAGATGAATTTACCGCATGGATGGAACGTATCATGGATAGGTTCGATATGCAGGATAAGAAGATAGACCGAGTGATAAACGGACGTAATTGTTTGGACGGGGAAGAACTGCTGGATAATCAGGACTTGTGCCTGCTTCTGAAAGTAGCCCCCCGAACACTGACCCGCTACCGGAAAAAGGGAATACTCCCTTTCCTTATGCTGGATGGCAGGTGTTATTACCGTGCTACGGATGTACACAAGTTAATTCGGGAGAAAACCGATTAATTTTTTCTTTTCTAATGGCTTTCAATCCTGTTTTGTCGTGAGATAAGGCAGGATTTTCTTTTTCCTGTTCGAGTATATCCGGGACTTTCTGTATATTTGCAACAGTTTCATTAGAAAAAACAGTAGAGGTTGAGAACTTCTACCTTATATATAACATAACGTTCGCAGAACGTCTTGACACAGAAAACTGGTAATTTTCAAAAAAGACAAGACCCAAAGCGCAATGTTTCATGCTGTATGTGCATACGGCGTGGACTTGCCTATCTTGTCTTTTAGGTATACCAGTGCCTCTGTGTCGGGATAGCGTGAGTTCACGCTTTTTTTTAGACGTACTGGCGAACAGTTTGCAATTAAAAACTGTTTGATACCAACTTATGAAACATTTAAAAACTTGTATTGCTGTATCTCTCGATGGCTTCATTGCCCGAAAAGATAATGATTTGGACTGGATGCTGGAAAACGTTAAAAAGGAAATTTCGGCAGCTTATGAACAACCCGGTGTATTTCTTGCCGGAGTGAATACTTATAACACGATTTTTAAACATTGGGGCGGATGGCCGTACAAAAGTAAAAAGACTTTTGTAGTGTCCCACTACGATACCAATGTGACGAAAAAGGAGAATGTAACCTTTCTTACTGATATGCCCTTACGGGCAGTCAATGAACTTAAATCAAGTTCGGAAACGGATATTCAGGTCATTGGCGGCGGTAAGTTTATAACCTCGCTGATTGAAGCGTCCCTGCTGGATGAAATAACGCTGTATATCGTTCCGGTCATGCTGGGGGACGGTATCAAGTTCATAGGAAAGACTTTCGGGTCGAAGTGGGAACTGACCGGACACCGGGTTATAGACAATCAGGTCGTTTGCCTGACCTACCAGTATAAAGGAGAATGATTAAAAAAAGCACCCGGTGTCCCTCCGGGTGCTTCAACCACAAAAATTTCAATTATAAATTTATCTATAATGAAACTTTCTGTGGCAAATATAACGATTTTCATCTTATTTCTTCGGTTTGCCTTTCTTTTCAGGGAACACGAAAGTAACATTAAACTGTTCGTCAAAGGCAAGTGAAGCGTCAAAGATTTTGCCGTTCTTGCTTTTGAAGCCTTTGATTAGCCCGGTTTTCCCGGTAGTCACCAGTTCGGTAATCTGTTTGTCCGTTAGCTGTTTGTCGCTCTTGTTGCGGAAGATGGTAACGGAACAATCCACATTGGAACATTTGGCGACTTTGGGATAGAAAAGGATGCGCCCGGTCTTGCATTTGGGGCAGATACAACCACTACCCGAAGCGAAAGAAAGCTGAACGTCCAAAAGTTCAGCCGTGATTTGCCGTGCGTACACTTCGATACCTTTACGGAACGTGTCGGGGTTCATTTCCCCGCTTTCGATTTTGGCAAGTGTATTTTCCCACATTCCCGTCATTTCAACGTCTGCTATCTTCTTGTCCCGGATGATATTGTAAACGGCAAGACCTTTCTCGGTCGGGACAAGGTTCTTTTTCTCCCGGACGATATACTGGCGAGAAAACAGCGTTTCGATGATGGCTGCCCGTGTTGCGGGCGTGCCTATACCCGTATCTTTCATGCTGGCTTTCAGGTCGGCGTTTTCCAGTTCCTTACCCGCCGTTTCCATCGAAGAAAGCAGACTGCTTTCCGTGTGTAACGGTTTGGGCTTGGTCTGTTTCTCCAGTAATTCAATGCCGGAAAGCGGTAAACTATCTCCGTCCTGCATGGCGGGCAGGGTGGCGTTATCTTCCCCGTCCTCTTTCTCGCCGAATACGGCACGCCATCCGGCGGACTTGATTACAGACCCTTTGACCGTGAAAAGCGACCCTACACATTCCAGCGTTGCACTGGTAACGTCTTTGATACATTTTTCTGAAAAGGCTTCCAACATTCGTCCGGCTATCAGTTCATAGATTGCCTGTTCGTCTGTTTCCAGTTTACCGGGCAGGTTTTCAGTCACTATCAGGGCGTGATGGTCTGTTACCTTGCCATCGTTCACGGAACGGGAATTTAAGGCTTTGCCTTTCATCCCGGCAGCATATCCGGCAAAACGGGCGTATTGTTCCAAATTAACAAGACGTTCCGGGATTTCCTCGAACACGTCCTGTGAGATATAACGGCTTCCGGTTCGAGGGTAGCTGATTAGTTTACCTTCGTATAACTTTTGGGCGATGGATAGGGTTTTGTCTGCGGAAAAATTTAAATCCGGAAAAACCAGACGTGCCGCTTAACAAAAACGATGCGTTTCAAAAAGTACAAAAACGACGCGTACAAGAAAAACGGTGAGCGCGGTCCTATTCAGCATGATCAAAGCCCACCGTTTTTCTTTCACTTGAACCCTCTTTAAATGGCTTTAAAATATCATTTAAAAGCCATTGCAGATTCAAAATAATTTCCTATCTTTATGCAATTGTTAGGCTGCTATACCTGACACCTCATCCGGCTTCGTGTACAGCATCATGTCTGTATATTTAGCTTGATAGTTTACGCTTGCACTAAACTCCACTTTCCTGCATTCCTTGAATGGGCTGCCGACAAATGGGTTTCGGTCCATCCAGTCGCACAGTTCTAAAATGGAGGACTTGTTCGAGGTGAAGTACACGAACGAATGCCCTTTCAGAACGGTTAGTACATCCAGATAGTCAGCCAGACGCCAGAACATCTTGTAAGTACCCACCTCGGTGGAGAGGTACGGCGGATCAACCAGGAACACCACACCCGGAACATCTTTGTAACGTTTGAATACTTCCTTGTAGTCTTCGCTGGTTATAGTCAGTCCTTCCAGATAATCCTTTGCTTCGGGATAGTCTGTCTGCCGAATCCTATTGTAGATGGCTTCTTTCTTCATTCCTTCCAAACTGGTCACATATTTCATGGCGAACAACAAGGATGCGGAAACCGTGATATAATCCACGTAACCGTGCTCTTTTTCTTCCCTCTCAATACGAGCAAACATTTTATCGCGAACCTCCCCGGTTATACGTTTGTTTCTGGGTTCCCCTTCAGCTATCCGACGCAAATCGGATAACAGCACATTGGTGGCCGGGATATTTACAAGTCGGCAGCGGTAGTTGTCGAAGTCATTATACACAACGGTGGCATCAGGCCTGACACATTTGGTAATATGTGACAGCAGGCCCGAGCCGCCAAACAAGTCCACAAACACGGTGCTGTCCGGGAACTGTCCCAGCACCTTGATAAATTCCCTCGCAAACATGCGTTTCTGCCCCACGAAAGGAAGCGGGGCGGACAAATACATCTTTCTCATTTCATTCTGCTTTAAAACGGCCGCAAAGGTCCACAGAATAAACGAAAAACAGCGGGAAACATGAACTGTTCCCGCTGCAAGACATATACAGCAAACTACACGTTCAACCCGAAGCGGACCGTCTCGTCACCGGCGATCAGCGCACGGGTGCCCGGGATATTATTCTCGTAGATATGTACATTGCCCAGATAGAGAGTGATCGACTTCAAGGGAAGTTCTATCTGCCGCGCCATCAGGTACAGGTGGTAAATATCGGAAGGTAGCCCGAGGTTTGCGTCACTGCTGCGCTGGTAGGCGGACAGAACCAGTTCACCGCCATCTAACTGGAACTGTACCAGACTCAAACAGGGTGCCTGGTTGCTCTCGGCACCGGTTTCGCCCAGAAAAAGCACGTAGTTCTTGCTGTTGCGCCTCTCCCGGTTAATTTTCGCTATCAACGGAGGCAGCTTCTCGAAATAGGTCGGGTAACTGTTCACCAGGATGGAGCCGCAATAGTCCCACCAGTTGATGCCGGCCTCCCGGTACTTCTCCACGTTGCGCTCACCCTGCATAAATAACTGCAACTCGCTGCGGAGCTTCTTGCGGGCGATATTATGCCCCTCGAATATGTCAAGCAGGTCCGCCGGTGTCAGTGACAGCTGCTCGTTCAGAAGGTATTGTATATTTCCCTTCTTGTTGGTCTGTGTTTTTCCCGTGGCAAGAATCTTGTCCAGGATACGGTAATACTTGTTCATAGCCATTTCCTCCTTCTAAATTTGAAACACCCTAAAGATAAGGGGAAACGGCACTCCCTACGACATAAAACAACCCGTTCACACTGCAAGCGTCTTGCAGTCGCTCTGGAATCGTTTCACCAAGGCATAAACCTTACGTTCGCTCACCGAATACTTTTCGGACAATACGGCCACAGCATACGAGACTTTTTCACCTTGATCGAGTAGGCGGGTATAGTCCGCGTACAGGTCGATATACCGGGCATCTTCCAGACGGATGCCGGCCGCCTGAAGCCTTTTCAACAGCTCCCGGTTAAAGTTTAATATCTCAATCACTTTCATACAACAAAAAAATTATATCTTTGCATCGCCAATCATTTTTTAGACAACAAAAAAAACGTCAAACCGTGACAGAGGGTATTTGCCCCCGGTCGCGCGGTTTGGCGTTTCATGTTTATAAAAGTGATTGGCGTTACTTTTTAACAGGCCGGGGGCTTTTTTCTTATCCTCCCCCGAAGGATTTATTCCACCCGGTACTTCTCCGGATCAAAAGCGTCTTTCTTCCTCCAGCCGTCAGACAGCGTGTCCTGAACATGCTTCATGGCTTTCGTGTAGAAATCGGTCAGTTCCTCCAGTGTGACGAACTCCCGATATTGGGGAACCTCATCCGTACCGAACTTGAATGTCACGGGAAGCGTAGCACCACCAGTCTGTACGGCCAGATCATACGCTGCCTTATAATTGAACTGGTTTTCACTTGACAGCCATACCGGCATACCTTCATAGAGAAAACCGGAAAGTATCTCACGGTCAATTTGCTCATTACACCAGTCTGTAATGACGGACTTTATAGTATCCATGTGAGGTCTGCCGACAAAGCCTTCCTCCATGTAGGAGGCGGATCCGTCCTCACGTTCCTGTACATCCCAGCGGATGCGCCATCTGTTGCGTGCCGGGCTCACGCACTCGATCAGTTTTATCCCGGATGTTCCTTCTACCCGTTTCATGTAAATATGTATTTAGTTCGACCCTTGCCGAAGGTTTCCGTCTTGATGGTGGTCTCGAACGGGAAGCCGTCGGGCATATCCTTCACTTGCAAGAGGATGTTCTTCATCTCCTCGCTGTTGGTAAAGAACTTTTTCGGTTCACCGTTCATCTCAATGGCCACGATACAGCGGTCCTCGCCCTGTTCGGTCTTGATGCCCGTCTCGAAGTCCTTCACCACAATCGGTAAGTTCACCAGCTCCCGGATGCTTACCACCACCCCGGGAAAACGTTTCTTGCCGTCCTCCGGCTTGTAGGAAACGTTCAAGTCTTTAAATGATCTCATGTCTTTGCCTGTTAATTTTTTAAACAACGTATGACAGTCGGCGTGCTTGGCCATCCCGTAGAACGACGCTATCAGCTCACGCCTCCTCCTTCTCGATTTTACCTCGTGCATTTTTCGGGCGAACTTCTGCTTGATGCGCTTGCGAAGGCGGACATGGTCCGCACCGAAAGTCACATACCCCAGAAAGTCGATGCCCTCGCCCGGCGGGAACACGCGCTCGTTCCCCTTCACCAGGAGACCGGCACACTCCATGCGCCCGTGGACGGCATCACGAATCTTCCACAGTTCCGCTTTCGTTTTACCCAGTACGACGCCGTCATCACAATAGCGGTAGAAATGACGCACGGCATACCTGTCCTTCAGATAATGGTCCAGATACACAGACAAAAGCAAATTGCCCAGCCCCTGCGAGCTGCGCAGGCCGATACTCAGACCTTCAGGCATCAGGCGGATAAAGCTCTCCAGCATGGTCACGAGCTTTGCGTCCTTGAACACCCGGCTGACGCAATACATCACAAAATCCTGCTTCACGCTCTCGTAGAATTTGGTGATGTCAAACTTGTAACAGTAACGTGTACCATCAGGGTCTTCGGCCATGTCACGGCGGACATACGCCAGGAGGTCGTGCATCCCCCGTCTCTTGATACTGGCGGAGGTGGTACGGATGAAACGTTTCCGCAGATGGCGGTCCACCACCGCCATGATGGCATGCACGGCGATGCGGTCCTTCATCGGGATCACCTGAATGCGGCGTAGCTTGCCGCCCTCGATGATCTCGCGTTCACGGTAGTCCTTCACGCGGAAAGTACCGGATGCGATCTGCGCGACCAGCTCCTCCAACACCTCGGGCTTATGCGCGAGCAGATAGCACCCCTGGCGGCTGCGTTTACGCTTGCTGCCGCGAAGGACCTGCCGGAAGGAAGCCTCCATGTTGGAAGGCTCCACGATCTCCTCGATGATATACCCAACCCTGCGCAT